CATTATACCACAGCCTACTTATCCCAGTTATCATCAAGGACTAGTAGTGCAATTAGGGCGTAGTTAGCCATGTCAATAAATGAATCACGAAGGCTTTCGTTTTCTGGGGTAGCACCAGAATCATATAAGTTATTAATCCTAGCCAACTTATCGTGCATACGAACACGAAGCCCATTGATTGGACCGCCTGGACTACCAGAAATGTTTTTTGGTCCGTAGTCTTTGTGTTTGCGTAGTAGCAGTTCCTCTGCTTCTGCATAGGTCTTGGCTACTGCCTGTGTAAATTCTTTACTTAATTCCATTAGTATTCCTCGTGTTCTACTCCGTGCTTGCTATCCACATATTTGTGAATCTTGCGAAGCGTTCTAGCCTTTGTGAAGCCATATACCACTAAGGCAAATACGGCATTCCAAAAGAATTCTGCAATAATGTGGTCAATTCCAAAGACCACCTCAAATAGGTTGTGTTCCATTACTCTTTGCCTTCACAATTTAATATTGCTTGTACTTCATTATTAGGATACTTATCCCAACAGTTTTCTGGATTTAGTCTTGCATTAACAATCATACCAATAACTATACCGATTGTCAATATGCTGGAAATAATTACTAAGATAAGTAGTTTCTTTTCGTCAATCTGTTGGCTCACTTAGTTAGCCATTCTATTAACTTTGGATTATCTTTAAGTACCGCCAGCAAACCAGTTTCATACATGGCAATAAAGAAGTGTTCCCAAGATTCAAAATCATCTTCTTTGGTTGGGCGTGGCATGCCATCGAAGTTCATACGGACAGCGTGTAGGATTTCATGTAGCAAAGTAACCTGTTGCTTACCATTACCCAAGCCAGATGCAAGAACAATCAGGTTCTTTCCATCAATGGTATATCCATATGCACCATCGTTAAGCATGCCATCTTCGTTTGGATTGCGTTCAATAATGTCAAACTTTTGTGGTCCAACTTTAACTGATTTAATCATCTTTTTCTCCTAATTATACTGATTGCTGAATGAAGTCCAGCAATTACTCCTGGACTAAAGTGTTCTCTGTTTTGTTCGATTTCTTTTTCGATACGCTTAATGAGCACTTTAACTTGCTCTGCGTTGGTCTTTTTACTGCCAACAACAAAGCCATCGTTCCAGCCCTTGTTGTAGCCATCGTTGTACCCACGATTATATTTTCGTTTAAATAGTTCTCTCATACCTTATATTTTACCCTATCTGGGGCTAAAAGTCAATACCTATTCTTTAATTAGGTCGTTTACTGGCTGGTGGCGTGAATAATCTTTACCAAAATCAGCAAAAAGCATCTTATCTGCTTCTCTATTTACGATGGCACGAGACCATGAGAATCCAGCATCTCCACCCCAGGCAAGCCACATGATATAACCATTTGAAGGATTAGCCTGGTTTCCCCAATCCTTACCCTTTTTGTCTACTTCATGGCGAGAGAAGAATGAATACATTCTTTTAACAGTATCAAGACTAAGAGATTCTCCAGATGCAAGTTGGTGGGCACGAGTCCAACCTACGTTAGTTCCAGCACCATTTGCTTTGCCATCTTCCTTAAATTTAATAGCCTTACGAGCAGCAGCAGCCATCGCTGCGGTTGGTTTATATGTATCAGCCAATTTTGTTCACACTCCTTGGGTCAAATGTTCCACACCAAAAAGCCTTTTCAGTTTCATATTCCATAGCATCTTCTTGTGTTTCTTGTTCAGGTGTTTCACCTAGTTCGTCTTCTGGAATTACCCAGAGTTTGCAAAGACCTTCTTCGTCAATGTTTCCTTCTACTACTACACATTGATTAGCCTCTTCATTAAAGAAGATGCAATTCTTACACATTACCCCTTCAGCCTTGAATGGGTTTTTGCTACCATCGAAATAGTGAGCACCATCTGCACCACTACCCTGATTAAACATACCAAACTTAAGAACAATCTCAGCAGTATCTTCTGCCATCTCTTGTTGTCTTTCTGACAACGATTCCCACTCAGACATTTCGTCTTCTGTAGCAACCTTAGTTAATTCATTATCCAATGGAACCACCTGGACCTCCCGATGATACTGCACCAGATGCATCGTTACCATCTCCACCACTTACACGCTTACGCTTAGGTTTACGAATAACGCCCTTACTTCTACGAGCAGCAGTGAGACTCGTAGGATATTTAATACCTACTCCTGGGTAGGTTGGATTTAAACTTGATGAAGGATTAACATTGTTGTCAGCCTTTGCTTCTGGCTCATTGATGTGAAGAGCAGCGAGTTGTTTGCCAGCATCTCCAGCAGTTTTGTGGCATCCCATTACTTCACCAGTTGCAGTTTTAACCACTGGATAACCAGAACATCCATGTGTGCCACGTTCTCCAATGTGATAAGGCATTAGTCTTCAACCTCAATGCTGGCACGAAGTTGCCATGCAAATTTTTGTGATACAGTTTGACGGTCTGCAAGGAAGTTAGCCAATCCAAATTGTTTTGCAGTATTAGCCATTTCTCCCACAATAACAAGTTCAGCGATGTGCTGTTCAATGGTATCGTAAAGGTCTTGAATCATTGGTTCTGGGTCTCCAACAATAACAGGTTCACTAACATTCATTAGGTCAAAGAAGTCTACGAGTCTGTATGGAGCGTATGACTTAAGCATACGAAGCCATTCGGCATAGGTGTCAGTAGCACCATCATAATCTTCATAAATTTCTGCAAAGAATTCATGTAGTTGAGCAAAATCATCTGATTCCACATTCCAGTGGTATCCGTGTGCTTTAAACTTAATAGCAATATTATTTGCTAGTAGCAGTTTTAGTGCTGATAGTAGTTGTTCCATTGTTTTATTATACCATATCTATTAGGGATGGGCAGTTTTAAATCGTACCCAGGATTATCCGACTTACTTAATAGTAATAGTCTTAGGTTTCTTTTCCTCTGGGACATTAATCACGAGGTCAATTGTCAGAATACCGTGGTTTAGTTCCGCCTTAGCGACTTCTGCGTATTCTGGCAGGGTAAAGGAACGAGTGAACTTGCGACCAGCAATACCCTTATAGACATAACGAATGTCTTCTGGTAGTTCCTTGTCTTCTTTTGTTTCACCACTTACTGTTAGAACATTTTTGTCTGTAGTAATGGTGATGTCATCCTTCTCAAAACCAGCAAGAGCAAATTCAAGATACCATTCGTTCTTCTCTTTTGAGTGGATTACATTGTAGGGCGGATAGGTAGCCCTATTTGGTTGTGCAAACATCTTATCAAATTCCTGACTAAGTGTTGCGAATAATGGGTCTGTGTAGATTACCATTTATATCATCTCCTTGTTAAGCGAGTTATTTTTGTACCCCCATTTGGCAGGTACATATTTATTATAGCAAAAAAGGACAGGCTTTGCAACCTGTCCCTTAATGCTTATTAAGATTACTTCTTTGCAGTAGTCTTCTTCGCAACTGGCTTGGCTGGAGCCTTCTTAGGTGTAGCCTTAGCCAATGCTTCCTTAACTTCCTCAACCTTTGGTGTACGACCAAAAGCAGGGTCATTAGGGTTAATGTAACGAATTGCTACAGGTAGTACAGCAGCCACTAGCGACCATAGAAGGTCAACTGGGTCAGTTACTCCTGCCAGATAAAGTGCTGAAGCAGCAGACAATACGCTTCGTGCGTATGATGCTACAAGTGCCTTTAGTTTTGCATCCATTTTATTTCTCCTTGTTAATGCCTAGTTATTAGGCGTTTGATTTTCTGATGGTAATACTTCTTTTAGTTTGTCGTATGCATCAGAGATTTTTGATAGTGCTTCGGTATGGGCTGTTTCTCCCAATACCTTGCCAAACGTATTTGACCATTCAAGTACTGGTACAACTGTCTTATCAAATTCAGACAGTGCGTCCTGCACTTCTTCGATATACTGAAAAGCCCAGTCACGAGAGTCAGATACAAACTTCAGAAATCCATCAGTCTGTTCTAGTTTGGCATTCTCTATATCTTGATAAAGTTCTCTAACTTTCTTTTCAAGCAAGCCTTTGTCTGCCAATGCCTGAAGATATAAATCAGATAATCCTTTGAACAGTACTCTAGTTCTAAAGTTGCGGTAGATTAAATAGATTACTAGTGTTACAAGAATACCAGCAACAATAGCGTCTAGCCACGGAATAAAACTATCCATTAGTCTTTAAGAGCCTCTCGTACAAGATAAACGACAGCACCATTATCTTCTAGTGCCTTTTTAACATCGTTAATATATTTTACAGCATCGTCCACTTGATTGTCAAGTAGATTCTCAATGTCTTCTGGGTCAATCATCATTGTTATAAAGTCTCCGCTATCAAAGATAGTGACTTTAAAGTTATCTGGTGCTTGAATAGCCTTAAATGCTTTTGACATTTCTTCAGTATACATTTTATTCCTTATCTATCGTTAGGTCAGACCAAGTGTTTCCCCAGTCTTGTTTGGTTTTATGTTTATTAAACTCTCTAGATATCTTTCCATTGTCTAGATAGATACCGCCCCATACTCCAGTTTGCTTAGTAGATACTGCAAAAGCAAAACATTGTCGCATCACTGGGCATGTTGAACAAAACTCGTCTACATCTTTTCTAAGTTCGACATCTTCTTCGTACTTGTCAAAGAATAGGTTTGTGTCCCATCCATCACACTTGGCAGAGTCTCTCCAATTTTTGTCATTTGGCATTCTTCTTCACCAATTTGGCTGGAATATTCCAACCACTTTCCGAAACGTCATAGCGATTGGCTGTGTGCCACTCGTGCCTGACAAATTTGGCATTGGGTTTCATCCAAGCCAATGGCGACTTACGCAGTTCTAGAACTGTCCAGCCATCCCATGATAGAGCCTCATTGTTTTCTACAATGGCTTCCATCTCTTCTAGTGACTTAATTAACATAATCACTCCTTGTATAGATTACCTTTTTGATTTGATTGTCTTCGATTACAGCCATACATCTTTCGCATGGCTTACTGTATCTATCTGTACCCTGGCTATTTACCCTAGCAACATACAATACAGCACCTTTAACTTTCCATCCTGCATCTCGGATAGCCTCAAC